GATTAGCAGGATTGTAAACATCTGCTCCTGCTTGACCCGATAATACATAAGCAACATCAGCAAGAGTCGAGGCTGCTGTTAAATCTCCATTACTGTCAGCAACCAATACTGCACTTGTCACGGCTGATTGACGGATAGTTCCTGTCACATCTAAGGCTTGAGCGGGAGAAGTAGTTCCAATACCCACATTACCATCCATTGTCATTTTGTGGTCTGTGCCGTCTTTATCAGAATAAACATGAAGAACAGAATCAGTAGTTCCGACTCTAAGAATCCTAAAATTACCATCAACTGATGTATCTGAATCTCTAAAGATTCTAAGTAGTTGTTCGGTTCCTGTTGCGGTGGAAACAGGACTTATATCGAATGTTACAGGTTCAGATGCAGTATTATTAATCGCTTTTAATCTTGCTTGAGAATCAACAACCGCAGTTAATTCTGCATGTCCTGTTTGCCCTGTTTCTTGCACTCTTATTGTAGGATTAGAAGCCCCTTCAATATGTAATTCCGCAGAAGGAGAAGTAGTTCCAATACCCACATTTCCATTTCCGTCAATTCTCATCTTTTCGCTAATAATATCTGTTGAAATGGTAGCATCATGAGTAAAAAATGCTAATCCTCCAACATCTGCATCCGAACCTGTTTGAACACCTGCGATAGAACCGAATGGTCTTCCCGAATTGATTTTAGTAAAAGTCATACCAACAGATTCATTATCATCGGCTTGAGTTCCACCTGCTTGTTCAAGAATAAGTGTAGCGGTATTGATTGCACTTGTAGGGTCAAAATTTGCACTTGATTTAATATGCAAATCAGCAGAAGGAGCAGTTTCACCAATACCGACTTTTTTATTCCCATCAATTCTCATTACTTCATTTAATGGGTCATTATACAAATCGCTTGGACCTTTTGTTTTGAAAGCAATATATCCCTCAAAATTATTAGAATTTGCACCCGCCATAGCAATTTCACTTAATGAAGTAGTGCTACCGCTATTTCTTAATTTAAGGACTCTTTCAGTTGTTCTATCAGTAGTGGTTAAAGAAATATTACCATCTTCAACATCTAATCTCTCATCAGCAGTAACATTTTGATTTAGTCGAATACCTACATTTCCTGTTGAACCATCAATACGCAATACTTCGGTTGGAGTTCCACCATCGTTAATTTTGAAAATAATATCTTTATCTTGTGCTGTATTTTCAACAATAGCATCATTAGATGATGTTGAAAAATCTAACCCTGCTTCTGTTTCAACTGCGGCAACGGCATCTGCATCAGCGTAAGCAGTAGCACTGGGTGCTACACCATCTAACTTAGTTTTATCAGCACCTGTCATTAAACCTGAATCACCACCAGCAACTACTTCCGTGATAACGGCATTAGTACCTGTGCTACTACTAACTGTTCTTGTACCCGCATCGTAAGCAAGGTCTGTAGAAGGAGCAGCAGCAGCAGCCCCGGCAGCGTCTACGAAGCCTGCATCGTTGTTGAGTTCACTGATGTCATCATTCTCACGCATGACACTCAATGCACCATGCTTGAGCCGGTCACTGTCATTATCGTCAAGCCATAGTGTGTTGGCATCAACAACACCTGCATCAGCAGCAGCCGGATTGCTCGTTTGTGGGGTCAACTCAAGCCCAGTAGGGTCAATTAGACCAGTCACTGTCAACTTACCGTCGACGGTAAGTTCGTTGGCTGCTGTGTCGTATGATAGCGTCGAGTCACTGGTAAATCCACCGGCACCGTCAGATAATTGCACAAGCCCACTGGTTCCACTTGAAGTAGTAGCAACTGTACTACTGAATAGTACCCGCTTCCAATTAGTACCATCGTATGCGAACATAATAGCATCACCAGCAGTGATAGCCTGATTCAAACCAGTGCTGTCAAATGTCACTGTACTACCACTCGGTACTGAAACAAATACACTATGTCCGGGCGGGAAAGTACCGCTTGGGTTTAGATTGATAGTTGTTGATGGCGTTAAAACAAATACACGGTCACCATCAAAAGTAAAAGTTTGATTTGACCCCGGACTCGATACATCAATGTTAGTAGGTCCAAGTAAGTGTGTATGACGGTTTGCACCTGCTTTAGCACTGTAGTACAACATGGATTCACCATCACTGTTGAATGATTGCCAAATAATACCGTTGTCACCAAAGGTACCAGTCTGTCCTGTGTGAACTTGAGACAACGCCGTATGACCATTTATTCCAGTAGTCGATGAAATAGTGCCATCACGAACAGGCGATAAGTAAAGAGGTGTAGGTCGGACAAACACTCTTTTGTCGTTAAATTCACTAAGCGATTCAATGTTCAAAGTACCTACTGTGCTACCACCAGCATTTGTAGCACGAACAGTACCGAGCACTACCGATTGACGATTGTCACCAGCACCACTACCTGTCTTTAGATAAGCAGTAGCACTACCTGTGATAGATGGATAAGCACCCACGGCAGTGGTAATGTTTGTAGTCTGAGATACTTTCAAGCCATCAGGTGTAGCGATGACGACAAATAGACACTCTTGACCACTACTTAGTGCTGTAAAACTACCTAACATCTCAGCAGTGCCAGTCAAGTTTAGAGTGACGGTAATGTCGCTACCACCACCTATAGCGTAAAGTACACCATCGAGAATGACATCACACGCCTTGACGACGAACTGATTAGCAGCAGCACCAGCACTAATTGAGCCGGGTAAATCAGGAGGGTCATTACGGTCAGAATCACCATAGGCAGTGTCATGAGGAAGTAATATACCATTACCATGTACCCCTTCGTAAAGATTTGTAAGTGATGGTGATAGTATATGGTCGCCGTCTTTTAGTCCATCATTAGTTCCATCTGTATGCCCCGAAATAGGATTGTTTGTACTCATTATTTCACCTCAATTAATATCTGTATTCTCAACTCGTTTTGACTTGTTTTTAAGACTGGTAATATTGTATGTCGTGCTACTGGGATAAACGAATCAGCACCACGAAATTGCACATAAACTTCTTTTAGAGTGTCGCTAAAAGATTCTGTCGCTGGTATAAATCCTTCAACAAGAATTGTACTGTCATCGACAATACGGACTGTTGGATTTATTGTTATTGCCGGTCGACCAGCAGAACCGTCTGAACTTGTTGAAGGTGTACCATCGAATCCAATAACCATTTCATTGATATTACTCACTATTGTATCAAGCAATGTTCTTTTTATGTGGTCGCTTACTGGCATCATGTATCACCTCGTTGTACTATTGGTGTAGTTTTACTTCCACCCACTGTTTCTTCTTCACTACTACCACCGATAACACCCCTATTCATTGCTCTTCCTATTATAAAGCCTGATGTACCGTGTCCTTGAATGGTAATGATTGGCACAGTGACGATTTTAATTTCACCGAATAGAGACAAATTTTCTTCACTGATTTGCTCAACAATTTCAGGTCTACTTCCAGTGTTTTGAGCACCTTCAATAATACCTTGAAGCACTCCCTCTATACCACTGTCTACTGTTAAGAATACAAGGTCAGCACTGTTATTCGTTAGATTATGTCTAACCTCAGTGAGAATGCGTCTTTGACCTTCATACTCAATAATTTTACCGGGGCGTAAGTCCCATGCATTTGGGTGACCTGAACTTGTTTTGTTCCCGCTCAAAAGATTGTTTGCTTTCAAAATACTTCGTGCAACTCTTCTCGCTGATTCATTATTACGGACAGTAAAATCTTCGATAACTTGCGGGTCTTGTTGAACATCGTTTTTGCTTTGACGCTCAGCATCTTTAACCTCAGCATAGGCTATATCGTTAACAGAAAGTGGCTGACCTTGTACTACTATGACATTGCTTGTGTTTTCAATTGGGTTTGTGCCAGCAGGTCCTCCTCTTTCGTTTGCGTTAACGAATCGACCTGCCTCACTAAAGTTGAATGGAACATATAACAAGTTCCCAAATCGCTCAAAGTAGACAATATGACCGTCATGTCTACCAAGGAATCTTAAGGCAGTGACAAGATTAACACCGTAGAAATCAGTAGCAACAAATCTTGTAGTGTAGCGACGACGGTCACTACCTGAATTAGATGGAGAAAGAGGTAGTGCTATGTTGACTGATGTTAAGGAGTCAGCAACATCTCGACCGAGACGCATAGCCATGTCAGTAGTTCTAAATCCAACATCAATAGGTTGGGCTGCATACCCTGCTGTAGAGCCAAATCCTAACTCTTTGAGTGTTCTACCTTTCATATTACGAATTGAGAATGTAGAACCTTTATTTCCAGTGGAATGAGCACCTATTGATAGCCTTTCAGTTTGCGTATCTATAGAATAAAGCATCTTCAAATTATTTAAAGCAACATCGTTTTGAAAATCTGTTCCCATATAGAAGATAGAAGATGTCGATGAGTGACCGGGAGTGGCTGTATGAGTCAAAATTATGTTGTCCTCTCTTTCGTCTATTGTGTAGGAATGAGTAGATGCTACTGCGTAAGTTGTAGTCTTACGCTTGTTGATAGTGACTTTGGCTTGAGTTGTACCTTGCATAGCAATCTCACCAAGATGGAGTGCGTTGTCTATGAATACAGGCTTACGCACTTGCTTCATAACTACATTACTGTCACCAGTTGTGCGTTGCTGTGCGAGATAAGGCATCAGGCATCACCACTGTGGTCAGATGTATTGTAGGTCA